GAATCTGATCTAATTACTGATTTCTCAGTCACTAACCCATTTGGAAACGTATAATGTTAACAAATAATTATTATTATCATACTCTATTGAAAAAATATGTAATATATTTTGGATCATTATATAATGATATTGTCATTGAACGTAGGGATAATGATGGGTCTTTAATACAATCAATAACTGTTCCTATAGCATATGGACCAAAGCAAAAATTCATTGCTAGAATGGAGGAAGATTTAAAAGCTGAACGTTCTATAGCAATAACACTTCCCAGAATTTCATTTGAAATAACTGCAACATCATATGATGCATCTAGAAAATTAAATAATCAGCAAAAAATAGCTATACAGAACCCAATTAATAGTAATGAATATAATTATGTTCATACGTTGATACCATATAACATTACATTCTCATTAAGTGTATATTCTAAAAACGTAGAAGATAATTTACAGGTAGTAGAACAAATATTACCTTATTTTGCCCCAGAGTGGACATCATCTATTATATTAATACCTGATTTAGATTTAGCTATGGATATTCCAGTAGTATTACAAAATGTTGTTATGGGCGATCGTTATGAAGGTTCAATGGAAACTCCAAGATATATTGTTAATACTATACAATTTGTCATGAAGGCATGGTTATGTGGACCAATTCGTAATGTCGGAATGATTAAAAGAACGACTATTAATCTTTCCAAAATGGGCGGAACATTTGTAGATTTATATGTTACATCAAATAATAATCCTGCATTCCTTCAAGGAGATTTAATCTATCAAACAAATGGTAAACGTATAACTGGTAGAGGTGTAGTTGAATATTCTACTGAATCATATATTCAAGTTGGTAATGTGTCAGGCAACTTCAATTCTACTAATACTATAATTTCATCTACGTCATTAAGACGGGCTGATGTTACTAATGTAATAGTAAATACTGCTATAGATTCTACTATTACAATAACCCCTGGATTATTGGCTAATGGTTCTCCAACATCTAATAGTGAATTGTCTATACCAATTGAATATATTAAATCAACAGATGATTATGGTATAAGCATAGATATATCTGAATATAATGATTAAGAGAGAATATAATGTCTGATAATGAGAAAGATGATGAAAAAAAGAATGAAAAAGATAAATTATCTAGAATTTTAAATATAACACCAACTCAATTATCCAGAAAATTAAATATTCCTGGTGCCAATGAGGAATATGCTGATATTGAACAGGCAAAATTTAATATTAAAGATATCATCATGAAAGGGTCTAGTTCTCTGGATGATCTTATAGACGTAGCAAGACAATCTGAACACCCAAGAGCATATGAAGTATTAGCTAATCTCATTAGAACATTAGTAGATTCAAATAAAATATTAGTTGATATCAATATTAGAGAGAAATCAACTAATGTCAATAATGACAATCGTAAAATAAATAATAACAATATTTTTGTTGGTAGCACTAAGGATTTATTGCAGGCTATTAATCCACAACAAAAAACCATAGAACATGATGATGAGGAATCTGAGGAATAATAATGACAACTATTATTGATAAGAATGTATTTTATCTAGGAAATCAACGATTAAAAAAAGTAAATGTTCCAGTAAATTATACTAAAAAACAACTGGATGAATTTAAAAAATGTATGGTTGATCCAAAATATTTTATTAAAAAATATATTAAAATTATTACATTAAATAAAGGACTAACGCCATTCACTTTATGGGATTTCCAGGAGGAAATGGTTGATACTTTTGTTAATTGTAGATTTACTATATGTAAAATTCCTAGACAATCCGGCAAAACCCAAACAGTTGTGGCAGTATTATTATGGTATATTCTTTTCCATGAGAATTATTCAATTGCTGTTCTTGCACATAAATCTTCACAGGCAAGGGAAATTCTAAGTAGGTTACAATTCTCATATGAACATTTACCTAAATGGCTTCAACAAGGTATAGTTGAATGGAACAAAGGTAATATTATATTAGAGAATGGATCAAAGATAGAGGCATCGGCAACATCAGGAAATAGCGTTAGAGGAAAGACGTATAATTGTGTTACTGGCGATTCTAATATCACTATTAAATTAAATGGCGCTATATGTGATATATCCATAAAACAATTATATGAACTCATGGAATTTTCTGAGGAATTAAAATCATCCAATAGTGATGTATTATGGAAAAATATTGATAATGTTTATAGAAAAAATATATTTCATTATATCTCCCGAATAAAAAAAGATGAAGATAATAAAAATATTTCTGAGGAAATTGAAATTCTTACTAGAGACGGATTTAAAACTTTTCATGGAATAAGAAAAATCGAATCTAGAAAATTAATAGAATTAGAATTAATAAATGATCATAAAATAAAATGCACCCCCGACCATAAAATATTAACACAATATGGTTGGATAGAAGCTCAATATTGTTGGGATTTGAACGTTTCAACTAATATAGGATATTCTAAACCAAAATACATAACTGAAATAGAAGATGATATTGTTTATGATATTTTAGAAGTAGAAGATAATAATGAATTTTTGTGTAATGGTATAAATGTGCATAATTGCGTGTATCTTGATGAATTTGCGTTCGTTCCCGAGAATATTCAAAATGAATTCTTCGCCACAGTATTACCTACTATTTCAGCAGGTGATGAAACTAAAATGATCATTACATCAACTCCTAATGGTATGAATAGATTTTATAGAATTTGGATTGATGCCGAAAATAATAAAAATTCATTTGTTCCTATATCTGTTCATTGGTCAATGGTTCCTGGTAGAGATGAAAAATGGCAACAAGAAACCATTAGAAATTCATCGCAAATGCAATTCAATCAGGAATATGGAGTGGAATTTCTTGGGTCACAGAATACATTAATTGCATCAGAAAAATTACAAAATATTCCTACAGAAATTCCAATTAAAGAAGATATGGATATGGCAATATATGTTGATCCATCTAAAAAAGAAAATCGAAAACGATTATACATTATAGTTGTGGATACTGCCCGTGGGGTTGGTGGGGATTATTGTGCATTCGTAATATTTGATGTAACAGAAATTCCATATAAAATTGTGGGTAGATATAAGAATAATACTATATCTCCATTATTATTTCCTAATATAATTTATCAATTTGCCAAGTCATTTAATGATGCATATATTTGTGTTGAAGTGAATGATAACGGACAACAGGTAGCGGATATTTTATATCGAGAAATGGAATATGAAAATATGATTTTCTCCCAATTTAAAGGTCGTGCTGGACAATCCATGAGTAGTGGATTTGGAATGAAACCTGCTGTTGGTGTAAGAACAACTAAATTAGTAAAAAGAATTGGTTGCACTAACTTGAAATCATTAATAGAAAATGATAAATTATTAATGGTAGATGAACAGGTTAAGGATGAATTCTATAATTTCATTGAAGTAGGGGAAAGTTATCAGGCGGCAGAAGGTCATCATGATGATTTAGCAATGTGTTGTGTATTATTTGCATGGTTAGTGCAACAGCCATATTTTAAAGATTGGACTGATACAAACGTTAGAGAAAGATTGGTTACTGAGAATTTTCAATTAATAGATGAAGATTTATTACCTATGATTTCCTCTGCCGAAGAATATGATTATTCTGATGAAGTCAGGGAATTAAGTTATTCAGAATTTGAAAGATTTTTAAGATACGACTAATCATACCGAAATACTATATTAACTAAATAAAAATAATAATAATAGAGATTTAAATGGAGAGTTATGTATGGCAATTAATCTTTTAAGCCCTGGAATCGAAGTTAGAGAGTTTGATTTAACACGAATTGGTGTTGCTCCGCCACGTAGACCATTTGGGGCTATCGTTGGTGTGTTTACAAAAGGCCCAATCAATGAACCAACACTAATTAGAAGTGAAAATCAGTTATCTGAGGTTTTCGGAACACCTGATGGCGGTAATGACGAAACATTTTTCACCGCTGCCCAATATTTAGGGTATTCACAGGGATTGTATGTTGTTCGGGTGGCTAATAATACTGCATTTAATGCATATGCTAAAACTACAACCGAAATTGATACTATTACATTAAATACTCAGTCAGGAACATTTTCAAATTCAAATATAATTAACATTATTGGTGGAACTACATATACTGCGGCAAACGTTAGTGTTACTACTAATTCTAATGGTGAAATTACTGCATTATCATTGGTAAATAATGGCATTTATTCTTCTTCTGATTTTCCAGTCAGTGCCGAAGGATTTATGAATATTACAGCTAATAATCAGTCCAATTCCTCTACTACATTAACTGTTAATCTAACATATAGACCAGTTTCCGTGTCTAATCAAGAATCTTTCAGTATTACTAATTATACCACAACTAATGCTGATGGAAGAACTATTCTTGATGATAGTCAATGGAGAAGTAAAATTACTGCTAATGGGTATACTACAGATACCAATGTGTTATGGGTAGCTAGAACCAGTGGCAATACTTCAAATGGATTTAGAATAAGCATGTGTGATAGTGCTAATGCTTATGTCCAAAACTTAAATCCAAAATTCTCTGCTGCTTCTGCAAACATAATGTTCGTTCAGGGCAGTAAAAGTGCAAACGTTGTTACTGCTAGTAATACTGCGGCTGTAACTCTGGCGACCGCGTTTGCATATAGAGACGTGTTATCTCTAGAAGTTAGACCATCTGCGGCTGATAAAACTGATGGATTTCCCCGCCAATTTAATTTGATTGCATCAAAACAAGTTGTTGGCGCAAACGTAGTATTAACTTTTGAAACTACTTGGACTCGTCCAACATCTACAATCATAGTTAATGGGGGGATTTTCAG